TTATGGGACAGGCTTTTTGGACAGGGGTTCGACTCCCCTCATCTCCACCAAACGATTGTTATACGAACACCCCGCTTTAACAGGGTTCTGCAAATCGGGGTATTCGTTTGCATAGTTATATCTGATTTCAAGCACATCACCACGCACGATCACCACGCGGACAAGCGTAGAGAGAAGTATTCTCCTATACTTGTCCGCCTTTTTAGCGTCCCTGCAAATAGACTTAAAAAAGAAACGTATTTTGTCTACTGTAAGCTCGCTCGACTTTCTGGCGATCTCCTGCTTCGCAAGCTCGCACTCTAAATCTCGCAGTGTTTCCTCATTGTCGCGCAGCGTCTTTGCTATAGCATCAGATATAATGCCACTCTCTACTGCTTTCACACAGTTATCTATTTTCTTCTTTATGTCCGCCATGCGTTTCTTCGTTACTGTAATAGCAGCGTTCGCATCCGTATGAGTTTGAACCTCTACCGCCTGCCTTGCGATAGCTTCCACTGCCGCATCGCTCTCTAACAGTCTTGTCGTTACGTCACACACCGTAGAATCGATTATATCAGCCCGTATCTGCGTCCTCTCACAGGTACGGGTATTTTTATGCCGATGGTTCGGGCAAGCGTAATAATGGTAAATTATGCCGTTTTTAGACGTTCCTGATACGCCTAGCATGCGTGCGCCGCACTCGCCGCAAAACAGCTTCCCTGATAACATGTACTTCTCACTTGTTTTCACTCGGCTAACCTTCCTTGTATTCATCACTTTCTGCACCGCCTCAAAGTCAGAAGGGGCGATGATAATAGGGATTGCGACTGGGCTTTCAACGCCGCGCCAGTAAAACTTCCCCATATAGTGTTTGTTCTTTAGAATAACATAGACATTAGAAGCGGAGAATTTCTTCCCCCTAGAGTTAAGACACCCTCTGCGATTTAGTTCTCTCACGATAGCGGTCGTGCCATACCCTTCTGCCGCCATACTGAATATGAGTTTTACGATAGGCACTTTCTCTTCGTCTAATATCAGACGCTTCTCTTTGTTCAGCTTGTATCCAAGAGGAACGGTGCCGCCTGCCCATTTGCCCTCCAGTATGTTCTCCGTTTGACCGCGGATGACGTTTTCTGAAAGCTCCGCAGAATAGTATTCAGCCATACCCTCAATGACTGATTCAAGAAGAATACCAGATGGATCATCGGCTATGTTTTCCATCGCTGACACAACCTTCACACCATACTTCTTTAGTTTGTGCTTGTATGATGCACTGTCATAGCGATTGCGAGCGAAGCGGTTCAGCTTGTACACGATGACAACCTCAAACGCTCGCGACGCGGCTTCTTTTATCATAAGCTGAAACTCGGGTCGCTTATCCGTGCGTCCGGTCAGCGCACGGTCGGTGTATATCTTTAGAATCCGCATGTCATTTCTTCTGGCGAAGTCCTCGCATACCCTGATCTGCCCTTCGATAGATTCCTCTCGTTGCCTATCTGACGAATATCTCGCATATATTACTGCTCTTTTCATGGCGGCTCCTACTCTCCAAAAAGAAAAAGGATCTTAATGTCAATGAAGTGCGATTGCTGATGCTCCCGACATCAATGTCGGGAGCATTTGAATGGTTTTGGCATAAAAAAATACCTCCTCCAAATGGAGAAGGTATCCGTACTGGCTCCCGTAGAAGTACCAGCACTCCCTATCTCCATTATAAACGCTTGTTTCAAAATGTCAAATCTAAAAAAACGCCGCACCTCGGCGGCGTAGTTTATATTTAACGCAATTTTTCGGCATTAAAACCACCGATTCGTAACATTTTGTGCCGAAACTGCAATTTTATTGTAGAAAAAATGTGCATAGAATAGAAGAGAGCCCCAGATTTATCTTCTTCTGCCGACCTCTTCAATATATGACAGGATAAGTAACACAATCATGGCTTCTCCGCAATACTGTAGCGTATATGTATGCCCCCATGACGCCAAATGAAGCGCATGATCTCTTCCTACCTTGTAAATGCCCCAAAAATTGTAGAACGGTTGGACGTATAACGCCAAAGCGAGATAGCCGGTGGGGACAATCAAGTCTTTTACCCCAATGGCAAAAAGTTTAACGGCAAATAGCACGCAATATAGAAAGACAATAAACCGCATAAATGAAAGCGTCCCTAGGTAAACGTCCGATGGCAGATAAAATAGGCAGAAAGGAATAATCAATACCCCTATTTTTGCCATCAACGTATATCGAATATATTTGAAAAAACCAATTAAACTCATGAAGCTGCCTCCTCTTAAAGTGTAGCGTGCTATGTAACATCTATCGGCACAGAAAGCCCGCCATGAGACGGACTTTCTTCTGAAACTAACGCCTGTTCAGTTTTACCATACATGTCTGCTTTCTACTACTTTACCCATAATGCGGATCGGCAGCTGCTCAATCTGCTTGTTAGAATAAAAATGCGGCTCATATACATCTTGATTAAACCCAATCAGCATAATCCCGTCAGACCGTTTCTTTACCTGTTTCACGGTAGCTTCATCTCCATTGATTAAGACAATAGCAATATCCCCGCTTTCTACATCTTCCTGCTTGTGAATAATAAGCAGGTCGCCTTCTTGTATGCGCGGTTCCATCGAATGGCCGATTACCTTCAAGGCAAACATCACACCTTTGGAATCGCCCTCGTTAATTTCTACCATTCCTTCTATGTTCTCCTGTGCAAAAATTGGCGTTCCGGCAACAACACGCCCGACGATCGGAATCTTGACGGTTTTCTTGTCAGAAATGTCATAGCCGAAAAATGCCAGTGGCGAAATGTGTAAAGCATCGGCCACCTTTGCGGCGGTATCCGTTTTCATAGACCCGACATGTCCCGACTCCCAACGCGAAACGAGCCCCTCCGATACTCCGGCTCTTTGTGCAAGCTCTTTCATCGTCAAACCGTACTTCATTCGTTGCTTTTTTACCAGTGCGGAAAGTTCCATTTTGTAAAATCCTCCTCCATAAATTCACAGACCAACTATAAGAAGTATAATATTTTCGTTCACTTTTTGCAAGGAAAACATGCATTTAATGGAATTATTTCTTGCAGAAAATAAAAATCTGTTATTGACTTGAAGAAGTGCAAGTGTTATAATACTTGCAGAACAGCAAGAAAGGACGGTGATGACCTATAATCAACGAGCAACTCCTGATGTCGTATGTCATAAAAAACGGCATGACGCGAACGGATTTCGCCAGCAAAATGGGGGTTAGTGAATCAACTCTCTATCGGCGAATGAAAGGGAGATCGAGATTGTCGCTCGATGAAGCAAACAAGATTGTTGCCATGCTGAATATCAAGCGAGCCGATATACTTCCTATTTTTTTTGCTAAATAACTTGCAAAACTGCAAGTTGAGGAAAGGAGCAGGCGATGGAAACACTCATCAGATTCATTGCTGAATACGTCCGTGAGCATGAAGCGGAGTACGAAGAATGGAAGAAAGAACAAGAAGGGGCGTAAAAATGAAAGCTCTCACTGCGTTGGTTGTCGCGGCGGTTCTTGGTACAGGGGCGTACCTGAACCAGCCGACAACGGAAATCATAACCTACCAGAAGGAAGTCGAGGAGGGGGATACCCTCTGGGACATTTGCCGTGAAATCGGCAAAGATGAAGTCGATGTGAGACTTCTTGTCTGGCAGGCGATGAAAGATAACAACATCAAAGATGCAGGCGAATTAAAGCCGGGAACGGTTGTCGTTGTGAACGTAGAACGCGCACGACGGTAAGAAAGGAGATGAAAGAGATGATAACTCTTAGGCTTACGGAAGATGAATATAAGGCTTTGCAAAACGTGCCAATTACGAAGTTTGCGAAGCTTCTAGTCGAGCGTGGCGAGACGGTAAACAGTCTTAGCCGCGCGACTGGGGTTTCTCGCCCGACACTTTACAGGTACTACTATGGAGAGAAAGCAAAAGGCATCCAGTTTGATACGCTGGATGCCCTGTGTAAACACTTTGATATGCCGGTGCAGGATGTCATCGAGACTATCAGATCCACGCAAACGCGCTAACATCGTAGCCCGCGTATTCGCGTTCGAGAGACTGAGCTAACAGAGAACGCACAAGCTGGCTTGCAGACTTGCACGAAGATATGGCTTCGATGAACGAATCGTCGTCGCAGGTTGCGCCGTTAAGCGCGGGTCGAATTTCCGCATCAACACCACATTCGCCATTAAATGTGACTGCACATTCGGCGGGTATATCGTGGCTCCCGATGTGGATAGTAGCATCAACCAGAATCTTCCTGCCAGGTTCTCCAAGCGATGTGTCAAGCACATTGACATAGCAGGTTTTCTCATTGATGAGAAGCAGAAGCCCCTGAACGGGGACGTTGAAGAATCTGCAAAGTTTATCCAGTGTCTCAAACTGGACACCCTTCCCCGTATTGTTCGCAAGAGCCGTGAGAGCAGGGCGAGATACACCACACCGCTTGGATAGCTCTAGGATCGACAGCTCGTGAACAGCCACTAAGTAGGGCAATAAAGAAATCACCATGTTATCACCTCCTTTACATCACATGATACACAAAGTAGTGTCAAGTGTAAAGAGAAAAAACATTGTGCTCATACTATTGACAACAAGTCAATGCAGTTGTATTATGAATATGCAAAATGAACATAGTCATTACAACAAGAAAGAGAGGGACACAAAATGAAAATGAAAGACAGAATGCTTTGGGGCGAAAGCCTTGAAATGATTGCCGCTTACGTGGCGGATACGCTGCACATCGGAGATTTGAATATCTCCGTCAAGAGCATGGGGATTAGAAAACCGATCCCCTACGAATATACCTTCATGGTGAACGGCGTTCGGGTATCCATGTATTCCAGATCTGGATACCCGAACATGAACGGTATCTTTGTTAAAACTTCGGATAGCGTGGAGTTTTCCTGTGAGACGTTTGGCGAAGTCGTCGACAACATTCTTTGGCTTGCTGAATGCGAGGAGGTGGGCTAAATGGGATGGGACAGATTCGACGATGGTCTCTACGATGAAGTGGAGAGCGATTACAAATGGAACGGCAGCATTGAGGATGACCCGAACTATGAACCTGAACCGTTCGTCCCGTGGACGGAAGAGAAGGCGGTCACAGACTGGTTCGACAGTCATCCAGACGTGACGGTTATTGCAAAACATGAGGACGGCAACCTTTATGACAGTAAAGGACGCTTCGTGTACGGATTTTGAAAGGAGTGGGATAGATGAAACTTTGGGAGATCAGCAAGTTAATGAATACTGACCGATTGTTCAAAGTCAGTGATGACGTCTCGGTATCCACCGAGACGGGCGAGGTATTCAATAAAGAATACCTCGATAACCTGCCGATGGAGCAGGAAGAAAAGAGCCGCAACGTGGGGCTCGTCATCAAGAACATGTCGAATGACATGGAACAGATTGACAGAGAGATCAAAAGATTGACCGCGATGAAGAAATCCACGCAGTCGAAAATCGAAAGTCTCAAGTCCTACATCCTTGCTTACGGATGCCCTGTCAAAGACGTAGCGGTAACCATCCGCTTTTCTAAAGGTCGCGAATCCGTAGAGGTGAAAAAGGGTGCATACCTTCCTGACCCGTTCAGAAAGTACACGTGGGTGCCAGACAAGGTGGAAATCGCGAAAGCCTTGAAAGAAGGGCAGGAAATTGCAGGGTGCCGACTGGTTAGAAAGCCGTCGGTATCCGTGAAGTGAGGTGGAAAGAATGAACGTACAGAAGTTAATTAATGTGATTGCCAAGTTGCAGGTGGGGAAGGATCACAAGAATCAGTTCGGCGGATACAGCTACAGGAACGCCGAGGACATTTTGGCGGGGCTGAAACCCCTGATGGTTGAGTATGGCGTTTTGACCCTTATCAGCGACAACATCGAAATGGTGGGTGATCGCTACTACGTCAAAGCGACGGTCAAGGTATACGACACCGAGGACGGCTCTCTTCTCGCGGAGAACTCCGCCTATGCTCGCGAAGCGGCTATGAAGAAGGGCATGGACGAAGCGCAGATTACAGGTTCAGCTTCGTCCTACGCCCGCAAGTATGCGCTTGCAGGGATGTTCAATCTCTCCCCCGCCGCAGACCCAGATGAACTGGAGCCAGTGAAGGAAGAGAGAAAGCCTGCAGTGGAAAGGAAGTTCCCGATCGAGAAGGTCGTGGAAGTCCTTGCCCGTCACAACATTGATGCCGGAGACTTCGCAAGGCTGGTATGCAAAGCACCGAGCATCGCAGAAGTCTCGCCAAAGGTGGCAGACGCCATCGTGATGGACACGGAGCGTGCGGTCAATAAGTATATGGCACTCGATCAGGCACGTCCGCAGGGGGCTTAAATGAAGTGGGTAAATGCCATTGGTTACTCGATCCAACCTTGTGAAAAGCAGGGTTGGAGCATCCTAACCCTGCGATTGATGACGCCGCAGGATAAACTCGACGGCATTATCAAGCTGCTGAAAGGCAAGTTTAATCTTGTGCTGAAACGGTACGAAAAGCCCCGAAGTCTGAACGCTAATGCGTATGCGTGGGTTCTCATGGACAAGATAGCCCAAAAACTGGGGATATCCAAAGAGGAAGTCTATGTGAGGGCTGTCAAACAGGTAGGCGTATTCAACCCTATCAACGTTGACATAGCCGCCTATGAGCGGTTTAAGCAAAACTGGGGGCGTCATGGGCTGGGGTGGATTGTCGATCGGTTAGGGAATGATGGAGTAAAAGTCTACTTCAATGCTTACTACGGCTCATCTGTTTACACATCTTCCGAGATGGCGCGGCTGATTGATTGGATAGTCGAAGAGGCGAAGCAACAAGGCATTGATACAATGACGCCCGCCGAGCGTGCGCGTCTGATTGATGAATGGGGGAAAGGAAATGGAAATCAAGAAGGAAAGTAAAATCAGACTTTTCCCCTCGGGATACAGGAAAGTCTGTCAGATGGTAGATGAGAGGGCGTCTCCCGAAGGCTATCGTCGTTGTGAGTGGTGCGGTAAGTCTGTAGGACGCTTTCATCATCATCATATTCGCTTTCGCAGTGCAGGTGGTTCAGACACACTGGAGAATCTGATTCTCTTGTGCGAGAACTGCCACGAAATCTATGCACATGGCGATAACGAACGGAAATACCGCATCCTCTTCACTGACTGCCGCATGGACGTTGGGCAGATAAAAGCATGGAATGAAGCCCATAAGGATGAAGCGGAGAAGATTTACAGGAGGTTTGGCAAGTGAGAGTGAGTAAGAATTGGGACGTTTGCGACCAGTTGAATTACAACTTCATACCTGTTCCGAAAGCATTAGCGATGGGGTTCAAAAGCGTTTCCATCAACGCTAAATGGACGTATAGCCTTCTCCTCGATCGAATGATGGCTAGTAGAAAGAACGCTGAACGCTTCCACGACAAGAACGGAATGTATCTCTTGTTTAATCAGGACGAGGTCGCAGAGCTGATTGGCGCAAGCAAGAGAACCGTCATCCGTATCTTCAAAGAGCTTGAGGACAGTGGTCTCATTGAGACAAAGAAGCAGGGCTTCGGAAAGTCGCAGAAGATTTACTTGCGAAAATTATCAGAACTTTCTGAAATGGATTCTGAAACAGGTTCCAAAAAGTCGTGCCAAAATGGCACTACGAGAAGTGACAAAATGGCACTACAAGAAGTGACAAGTTGTCACCGTGAGAAGTGCCAAAATGGCACTACGATAAATGCCAAATTGTCACCGCAAGAGGTGACACCAGTGTCACCTCAAGACATGCCAAATTTGTCACCTCCTACTAAGAGTGATACTAACATGAGTGATACTAACATGAGTGATACAGAGAGTAGTAGAAGTAGATTGTCTAACATAGCAGTTAATGGTTCGGTCAGAAAGACAACTCCAACTCCAACAACAAACTGTTTTGGCACTTCTGTAGTGACACCAACGCTAGAAAAAATTCAAGCGTTCGTTGAAAAAAATAACTTCACCTTCTCGGCAGAAAAATTCTACAACTACTACAACGCGGTTGGATGGAAAGTTAGAGGGATGCCGATCACGGACTGGCAATCCCTTTGCAGAAGCTGGCAAGCAAGAGAGCGAACGGAAACGAAGCAAGACATTCCTCACATCAAAGGCTACTTTGAGATGACGGAAGAGGAAAGAGAAGCCGCTAGGCGAAGGCAGGCAGAAAGGAGCGGAAATGGACGAACAGGCGAAAGCACTTATAGCGGAGCTGAAGGAGATCTCCCGTTCTAGCCCAAAGGAAGAGCTGGACGAGAAACCAACCCGATTTCCCTGTAAACGCTGCGGTGGTACAGGCTGGATATTCTACCGCATGGAAGGCGTAGACAAGGCGTGCCGCTGTCCTGAGTGCAGAGAAGTACGAGACATGCATTTCTACTTGAGGTCAAGCGGGATCAAACCGGAGAATTACGAAGCGTTCACGATGGAGCGGTTTAAGACCGACAACATCATGGCATACGAGATGAAGAAGCTCGCACGAGGCTTTTTGAAAGACCCGAACGCAAAAGGGCTTGGGTTCTTCGGGAGACCGGGGACTGGCAAGACGCATATCTGCATCGCAACCTGCCAGGCGATGAAGCGAGAGCATCATTATTGGCAGTATCGCAGAGAGATACAGCGAATCAAGGCAGTCATGTACAAAAACCTAGACCGATACGACGAGATGATAGCGAGGGTATCGCAGCTACCATGGCTTTACATTGACGATTTGTTCAAAGGGGCAATCAAGGGCAACGAGATGCAAAGTCAAGACCAGCAGATCATGTTTGACATCATCAATTCTAGGTATGTCAATCGGATGCCAACCATCATCTCAAGCGAGTTTCCGCTCGATGAGATAACAAGAGCAGACGAAGGGATCGGGAGCAGGTTGAAAGAAATGCTCGAGCCGTATGTATACACGGTTCACGGAGAAAATCGCAGATTGAAAGGGGCTTAGGTTATGAAAAGGTTTGTGTTGGCTGACGGGGCAAAAGAGGGGATCAACAAGATTTTTGAAAAGGCGAGGGTCACGAAAAGGGAAGTAGCAGAGCTTCTCGATGTTACGCCAATAACGTTCTACTACAAAACGTGCGGTAAAAGATCATCGTTCAGCCTGTGGGAAGTCGAAAAACTTTTAGATGCCTTCCCCGAGATCTCAAAGGCTTTTTTCAAGCCGTATAAATACGGAGATCACATCAATAAATGCGGAGATCACGTCACTGCGAAAAGCGTTACTCCGATCGAGGTCAAGCGTATTTCAAACGGCTATGAAGCGCAGTTCACTGGAATAGACGGAAAGCTCCATAGTGCTTACGGAAAGACGGAACTGGAAGCGAGAAAGAAGGCGGAAGAGCGAATGGCGTCGATAACAGTGAAGCAGGAGGAAACACTGCCGGACGATAAAGCAGTCATCAATATCAGCGGTGACGAAGCGATGGTGCTTCTTAATCAACTCATACTTGACTTCCGAAACGGAGCAGTTAGCGAAGCCAATAAATCAATTCTGAAATCAATCTACATGCGCATTGCGGTGCAAATCATCTGAGAAACAGTTGACTGTACGCGGGGTTGGGACTGGAAACCCGGATGGCATTGTTATAAGGGTTGATACTGGGAACACATTATCAAGAAAGGGGGGTGCGTTAATGCTGATACTTGAACAATTTATGAATCCACCTGATTCTCCGTACACACAGTATCGAGGTATTGGATTCACGCCGGATGAGTTTATTAAAATGACGAAGCAGTATCCCAAGTGCTTTACGTGCTATTGCGAATGCGTAATAACGCAAAATGGACTGGTTTTTCTTGCTTCCCCGTCACATGACATTGAGATGGAACGGCTAAAAAAGCATGGTTATCAAGGATTAGTAATGGTTTGGTATGAGGGTATCTGCCGTGACGATATGTCAACAAAAATGTCGAAGTCACAGATTGATGCGGTTAAAAAGCTTGTAGAAGCTGGATTAGTTAGCGGAGCAAGCTATGAGTAATTTTAAATATTGGAGATAGGGTGAAGCCCTGAAATGGCGTTATAGAGTATTTACGAAAGGAAGCAAAAAGATGGAACTTTGTATCAACCGTGTGATGTTGCTCGGCAAAGTTGGGCGAGACCCGAAAATGATTATGACGAAGAAAGGCTCAGCGATGGCGAACTTCTCGGTGCAGTGTGTCGAGAAATACCAGTGGCAGGGCGAATGGAATGAAAGAAGCGCATTTATCCCGTGCGTAGCTTTCGGCAAGACCGCAGAACTTATCGGGAACAGCTGCAAAGCCGGATCGGACATTTTCGTCGAGGGCAAAATCAACGTCAGAAGCTATGAGCAGAACGGCGAGAAAAAGTGGGTAACAGAAGTCAACGTAGACCGTGCAGAGGTCGGGGCGATGGCACAGCAGCCACCAGCATCCACCAGTCAGTGGGGCGGTTTCGGTTCGCAGCCGCCGAAAGGAAACTTCGGGCAGTTTGGCGATGAAGTATCGCAAGAAAACATTCCGTTTTAAGAAGGAGGAGCTATGAGAGTTTACACATCAGACATTATCGAAGAAATGAAGGGGAATGAGTTTGGCTATTCACAGGTATGTGTGAATAACATTGTGAATATGTTCATTAGCAAGCTGTTTGAACACGTTAAGAATGGCGATGAAGTCGTTATCAGAAATCTTGTACGGTTCAAGACAGTCGATATCAACGAAAGAACCTTCCGTTCCTGTCTTGACGGACGCGAACATGTCGTTCCTGCACATCAGAAAGTGACAGCGAAAGTATCCCCGAGTTTCAAGAAAGCGTGACGTGATGAATAGGGCAATGAGGTTTTGCGGATGCGCCGCAAACTTAGGAAGGTTGAATTTGTTGCAAGCGGCGTACCTGACGCACATGCAGTACAGCGAGTTTAACAGACACATGGAAGAACTTGGTCAAACAGGGAGAACCGTTGTGGATGATACCGTAATCGACAAGTGCGAGAAATGCGGACAGGCGGTGGTGGAAGGCGAAAGGCATCATTGCCTTCTTCCGCGCAGACATTCTGACCACAATGCGGAAAGCGACGCTGTCAGAGGTATTGAAAAGACGTGTGAGTGGTGCAGAAAAGACTTCAGTACACATAAAAAGCGTGCTAAGTTTTGTTCAACGTCTTGCGTAGGAAAATCAAAAAAGTTTAAAGAAACAGAAAGCGCAGCGAGAGAAATGGATTTGAAATTCGCATACATTTTGATGAAAGCGACGTATCGAAAGGACGAGCTTCTCTGTAGGGATGAGATGGGATTTTTCGATAAGTTGGAAGATGCGATTAGAGCATTCGAGGATTGTGTCGATGTAGCCGAATGGCAGAACGACATAAAGAAACGCAGTCGTACAAAAACGAACGAAGTCGTAAAAATCAAAGTTGAGCGCGGAAAGAGCATAAACTACATCGAGGACTTCGACTTGAAAATCAAGGACGGGAAAACAAAAGCGGAAATCTGGATCATGGAAGTCCCGATTGGAATTATCGTGCCGATGCAGATCAATGGCGTCAGCATGACAGAGAAAAAAATTGAGTTAGCACGAAAATGGAGGAGCAAAAGAAATGACAATCATTGTTAATGGAGTAAAGGCGTACATCAATCCCTCTATTGTGGACACGGCTGGCGGTAAACTTACGGTCAACGGCGAGATAGTTAAAGCGAAGCTGACAGACAACGAACAGGATGACGTGATGCATGCGTGTGAATACGGCGGCGTGGCGTATGTCACCACGGATGATTAAGCTGACATATCGAGGCAGGCTCCCGTCCACGAATGACCTTATTCAGTTGAACCGGACGAACAGGTTTGCAGGAGCGTCAATGAAAAAGACGTATACTAGGGAGCTTGCCGAGACGTTCCGCGCGCAGACATGCGAGAGGTTTACAGAACATGTGACATGTACCGTAACGTTTTTCGAAGATACCATGCGCCGCGATGACGATAATGTCATAAGCGGCTGCAAGTATCTTTTAGATGGGCTGGTGACCGCAGGCATTATCAAAGATGATAGTCCGAAGTACCTACACCTAAAAGCAGAAAGGTTCCAAAGCAAGCTGCTTGTCGACGGGAAGAAAGTACCGTACATCACGATTGAGATCGAGAAAAGCGACGTGAAGAATTTTATGTAGTAAGGAGAGATAAATGCCAAATACTTTGAATGGATGCTTGACAAGTTCAAGTTCGGCATGAAGTATATCAACGACTACTTTGAGTATCACACTTGCGTAAGCGTGTGATGAGAGAGGGGATAAAAATGACAGTCAACGAAGCTTTGAAAAACGTGCATAAAGGTCTTGTGCATTTCGCTATTATTGAATCAACTAATCCAACTAAATCTATGTACGAAAATGTTGACACGGTAAAAAAATACGGAAAATTTGTTCATACTAAATTTTTGTATACATTGGAAGAATTAGAAAATAGGGAAGTATGCGACATTTTCCCCGATTACTGCCCTGAGTTTTGCAGATATGATCAAACGATAAGCGACATTTACATTGAGGATACCATTGAACCAGTGTTGGTGATTGCTGTGAAAGGAAAAGACAAATGACAGTTGGTGACTTATTGAAAGTCTGCGATAAAGAGGATGTCGTCTGCGTATACGATATTGCGACAGACAAATATTTATACGATAGTTATTTATGTGGTAATTCAACACATGATAATGTGGACGATAATGTATTACGTATGGCTGTACGCGAGATTGGTACTGGAAACCAGTTTGGCCTTGTTATAACGGTTGACACTGGGAACACATTTATTTGACTAGGAGGAGAAAATGGGAGAATTGAAAATTCATGGAAAATACAAAAAGGAAGATGGAAAAAGGATCATGCGCATCATTAATGAAATCAAAGTAAAGGGGATGCAGCTCGCGCAAATTGTCGACGAAAACGACATGCCGATCATAGTCAACATCATTGCAGGTCGCCTTCTTCAGTATTCCGTCGAGAAAGGGATTGAACGCGGCGACAAAATGATGGGAGAAATTGAGGATAGATTTCTTCATGGGATGATGCTTGTTGAACGCGATAACACGCTTATGACAGTAAAAGAATTTTTTGAAAAAGTCGAAGCAGACTTTGACAGGATCGTCATTCAGAACAAGGATGGTTTGATACTGTATTACGGAGACAGAAGCGCAGGAATCCCCGAAAAACTCAAGAATGAATGCGCAGACCATGCAGATCTTAGTGAGGACCATGAATTGGTTATTACCTTAGCGAGGGAGAAATGATGAAAACCTGGGAAGCCCTCAAGGCTGCGGACGAGGGAAAGAAAATCCGGCGAAAGTGTTGGAGGAAGGGATATTACAGTTTTAAGATGCTGGAACCGTTCTTTCAGAAGGAAGCTCTTGTGACACGCTGCGATTTTGAATGTGACAAACCGCCATGGGATGGAGCAGACGATTTGGCGTGGGACGATATTTTCGCAACGGACTGGGAAATTTACGTAGAGGAATAGGTTAGCAAAAAATGAATTTGTGCGATGTTTATATAGAAAAAATTATCGAAGTAAGAACATACGATAACTTTGTAATCGCAATTCTTGATACTGATTGCTGGGGATGCAAACGGAAAGGAGAAAAGGTATTTTTCTCAAAAGAGGAATGGGAGAAAGTGAAAAAAGACGGCAAGTATCTTGCTTAGGATTGTTGGATTTGAGGTGAAGCATATGAAACTTAGAGAATTGGTGGAAAAGATTGATAACGATGCCCCTTTATTTATAGTTTGGGGCCCTAACGCTGAAGCTATATTCAAAAGAGAGCACGATCCTGACGTTATTCCAGAGAACTTATTGAAAATGGAAGTCGCAATAGTTTTCAATGAATTTAACTCCCTGCATATACACGTGAAAAGGAATTCGAGGAAGGGTAGCTTTAGAGAACTGCTTAACTGCCTTCATGATTACGAATATATCGACGTGTACGTCGGCAACCGTGATGGCGCGAAAGAAAAAGTATATTCTGGCCGAGTTGCACTTTGCACCAATTATAAATATGACAATTATCTAGTAAAAAGAATTAGTCCTCATAGGTCTGAATGGGGCGATAAACTCGAAATAGAGATAGAACCAGTGCGAAGAGAAGAGGAAGACACGCAGGAGGGAAGAAGAAATGAAACTGATTGATTTATTAAGCGTCATCCCTGATGAATGTAAAATCGGCATTGCGCACCCTGAAGATCAGAGGCATGGAGTTATTGGGTATAAAGATGACGCTATCACGCGATTTGCATACAGGAACAAGCTCATTAAAGAGCAGGTAGAGAACATGGATGTAAGACACGTTTACCCAGCTGCCGATGTACAGGGGGCCGATACACAGCTGTTTGGGATAGATACACTACCGCTTTATGTCAGTCTCGAAATCATAATAGAAATAGAGTAGGAGTTGGTGAAAGAATGTACCTTGAGAAATTAACGAGAGAAGACATAGAAGAGCTGGAAAAAGTTGTCATGGGTTGCGATTCTTTTGACCGCAAGCAAACACAAATTCATATCGACAGTAACCAAAATTTATATGTTACGTTTTGGGAGGAAATACCGCCCGATGACGATGAACCGGAACAAGAAAAATGTTATGCGGAAACGAGGTATGTATATTATGACTTTGAACCGCCTGACATTTGCGACTGGGAGCCTTTCTATCCATCAGAGATAAATGCCGCATACTTCAAGTGGATGGTGGACAAGTTTGGCGAGAAATACATTAAAGACTATTTTGAATATCATACTGGCGTCAAAGTATGATGAGAGGGTGTAGAAAATGACAGTTAGCGAAGTTTTGAAAAACGTGGATAAAAGTCTTGTGCATTTTGCTATTCTTGAGTCAACAAATTCAAATGAATCTATGTACGAAAATATTGAAACTATAAAAAAATACGGCAAATTTGTTCATCCGAAGTTTCCGTATACATTGGAAGAATTAGAAAATAGGGAAGTGTGCGACATTTTTCCCGATTATTGCCCTGAGTTTTGCCGATATGATGAAACGATAACCGACATTTATATTGATGATACCATCGAATCAGTGCTTGTGATTGTTGTGAAAGGAAAAGAAAAATGACAGTTGGGGACTTTTTGGAAATCTGCAGTAAAGAGGATGCTGTATGCGTGTATGATGTTGCGACAGATAAATATTTATACGACAGTTACAACAGCAGTTACGGCAGTTTAGAAAACGATAATGTGGACGATAAGATATTACGCATGACTGTGCGCGAGGTGGGGACTGGGAACCAGTTTGGCATTGTTATAACGGTTGATTCATGCAGGAATAATGTTGTCGTATTGTAGGAAGGAGAAACAAGAATGGCTACATCAAATGATTCTAACAATGGGTTTAAAGTAGGCGATATTGTTTACTACCCAATGCTGGGAAGAGGGAAAGTGTGCTCCGTTTCCAAGGAGTTAGATAGATCTATCAGTGTCAAGTTTGACTCTGGTGGTCTCTATAGCTTTTACCCATGGCAGCTTTCCAAGACGCGTCTGGGCAGCTTTTTGCTTTAGGGTGCGGGGTATCTATTGCTTTAGTGGTGGTAGCGGTCTTTTTAATCGCATGGCTTATATCTTTCATACCTGTTTTTGCAGGGCTTAAATACATTTTTGACTAGGAGGATAAAATGGGAGAACTAAAAGAACCCACGGAAAAGCGGGAAGCGGAAGGTGAAGGTACTAAATATATAGAACGGATGAGAGCACTTCAAAACCACGCAGAGGAACTAGAAAAAAAGAGAAAGCAGATGGAGAAATTCAAAGTTGGTGATAAGGTTCATTCTTCTGCGCTGGGGGATGGAATTGTGACAGAGATTAGGGCGCGAGGTGATTACCCCATTGTAGTAAAATGGGCAAAAGGTTCTCCATATGCTGATTCTCATTCTATTTTTACATTACAAGGACACTACGATGATGGTATGGAGACAGACAACGATATCCACTTATTAGCAGCAGAAGAAGAGGATATCGTGAAAGAGGACAAGATTAAAACAGATGATGCAGTCAATCCATCTCATTATCAAGTTGAAGGCATCCCAGAAGCTATTGAGATTATGGCACACCTGATGACGAAAGAACAGTTTGAAGGCTTCTTGTGGGGTAACATTCTCAAGTATGCGTATCGGTATGGGCGTAAAGGCGACAAGGAAGAGACAGCAGGTAAGATTGCGTGGTATGCAAAGAAGCTGGAAGAGGTGGTCGGCAATGCTGCTGTATGATCTTTTAATCAAAACTAATCCCAAAACGTTAGTGTACGTCTACGATAGTCATGGCCACGCCCTGCTTTTTTACGATTTCCTTGGTGATTGGTTTTACGACGATGTTCTTGCGGGGAAAGAATGGGAAGTTAAGTATTGGAAGCGCGATAGAAACGGCGACGAATTGAGGGTATATGTCACACCGGTAAAGAAAGAGCAGGAAGAGGCGATGAGGAATGAGTAAGAAACAGCTGGCGCAAGCAGGCGTGCTGGCGGCTATGATTACCGTGTTGTTTGAGTGTTTAATGTTTTACCACGCTTGGCTGCTAATCAATGGGATTTGCACTTTAGGGATATTTGCGTGCATCTTCTTCTTGGTAGTACTTGTGTGGACGAAGGGCGCGATTCTTCCGAACCCATATCCATATTGCCACGTGGTATTAAAGAAGAGAGGGAAAAAAGAACACAGCGGATCCTTCGACATGTGTTTCTGTAATTCGGATTGTACAAACAAATCCTGTGACAGATGCAAGAAAAGCAAGCATTTTGAAGCACTACAAGAATACATGAATCGGCATCCGTACTATCGTTATGCGGTTTCTGACTTTAGTTATAAATGCGAGGAGTACAAACATGAATAAAGCAAAAATGCTTCCGCTTGACGATCTGATGGAGCAGATGATTATCAGCGCGGAGCGGTACGCGTTGGGGAGAATGACATACATCGTGAGCGACACGGTTGGCTTCATTCTTCCACTAGTGCCGCACTTAGGCACTAACACGCTGCATGTGTTAGATACAGATTTCCGGTGCGCAGAAGCTGAAAACAAACGGCGCGATGATGATTTTGCTGGCATGGGCTTTGACGTCTGGGGAATGGACTACGATAAGAAACGGTGGTTTGACCTCTGGGGAGCTGTCAAAGGGGAACTCAAAAGGAGAAGAAGTGAGAATGAAACTTAGAGACTTGATCGGGATTTTGATGACAAAAAACTATGAAGGAATCGAGATATACGACGCTGAGAATGTCAGGCAAGAGCGCGGCATGCTGCTTTATGCTCGCAGATGGGATGACAGAGACGTTCAGGAACTGCCTGACGCCTTACTTGATCGAGAAGTCGCCGCGATTTACGGAGACTTAGACTACACTCGCTGCATTGATGACATTTTCGATACGCCTGACGCCGTAACTGTCATTGAATTGAAAGGAGAAGCAGATGGAAACAAGTCTGTATAACTGTATCGAATATGTGTCTACCCTGATCGTGATTTTAGTTTTGGGCTTGTACTACATGTACATCAAGGGAGGAAGATAATGGCGGATGATATTGCAATCGGGTTCGTTGTCGCGTGTGCATTCGTAACTGCCTGCTTTTCCGGGCTATCTTACTATGTACTGCGTGACATTTTGAAAAAGACCGGGGCTTTCGTTGTGATAGTCCCGGACGCGAAGGAGGATAATCATGAGAAAGTTTAGCAAATTGGATCAGTGTATGAAATCGGAATTGCCGATCCGCGCGACGAAGCATAGCGCAGGGTACGATTTTTATGCCGCCGTGCCGGTAGAAATTAAGCCGGGTGAGAAGTATGTTATCCCTACAAATACTGCGGTAGAGATGGACGAAGATGACGTCTTACTCATCTTCCCGCGTTCCAGTTATAGCATAAAGTTCGGGCTGGAGCTTGTTAATTCTGTAGGCGTGATTGACGCAGACTACAAGGACCAGATCTTTATCTGCTATCGCAACACCGGGGATGAACCATTTTTTATAAAGCGCGGGGATCGTATCGCGCAGGGAGTTTTTGTCAAGTTTTTTAAGACTGATGATGACAGTGCAAGCGGAGAAAGGCGTGGAGGCGTAGGATCGACAGGTGTATGACCTTGGAGAAGGGGCTCTAAGGTCGGTTAGGTGGCACATCGCCAACTATCACAACATCAGAAAGGCAGTTTATGAGAAGAGATTAGAGATGAAACGGAGAAGCGGCGCACCTGAACGACGCTCGCAGGGATTTGTATCCGATCCCACGCAGACAGAAGCTCTGAAAAATCTCATGCCCTTGAGAATGGTAACAATATCAGGCGGCGAGGTTCAGAAGCCAGAAGCATGGATCGCCGCGATTGACAAAGTGATGAGCATGCTAGATCATCACGATCAGCGTATTATCGAAGTATCATTTTGGGAGCATCACACGTGGCAAGCGTCTGTAGACGCCTTGCATATGGATAAAATGACGTACTATCGCCGCCGCGACAAACTCATGACACTCTTCGCTATTGAGTGTGCGGCACGCGGGCTAATCCGGATTTAGAGCAATATAAAAGCGGTTATCGTTCTGTAATGATAACCGCTTTTATTTTAGTTTTCTTTCTTTACTTTGCGCTCGAGAGCCGCTTCAAATTTATAATAGGTTTCTAAATCGTGATAGTCAGGGCCAGCGATTAGTTCGATAGTCTCTAAAGTTTCTGGATCCATCCCCTTCATCATCTCATCACAATGCTCCATACACTTAAAAATATCGGCCCACCATTCATAAGTTTCTTGGGGCATTTGAGCTTCCGCGCCGTCTTCACTACCCCACGTTTGCTCTACGTTTTCATCATCATACACATACTCGCTTGCCAGATCCTGCGGCCAGTCTGTTTCGCTTTTCTGGATGAGGTATTCTAAATCTTTAATCTCTCCGGTTTCTTTGATTTTTACTTTCATTTGTGTCCATCCCCTTCTGCAACCACTTTTGCGTCTATTTAATCGTTCGGGAAGCGCCGGGCAAAACCAACTACTAATATTATACTCACTGGACGTGTTAATTTTAGTCAATCTCCGAGCAGTTTACCCATTCGACGACTGTAAATTCGTCAAATTCGTCTCCAATTTTCTTTTCCCATTCTTTCACAAAATCTTCGAGGTTAGAATTCGGGCATGGAATTGTTTCGAGCCATTCGTCCTCTTCCCCGTCGTCGTCAACACTCCAGATTTCTACATTCCATTCGTTCACGTTGCCATATCCGAGCCCGTCATAATAATAATCGCTATATTCTTTGCAAAGTGCGCGAAGTGCGTCTTTGAGGTTTTTATACTCCCCCTTAACCCATGGATCTGTATCGGCATGGCAGTAGCTGTTTTTTGTGTAATCAAGATCAATTTCGTGAAGGTCGCTGTTGGTTTCGATGACGGCGGAAGTGCCGACAAGATCAAAACTGCATTTTTTACCTTCATATTTGCGAAGCATTTCAGCGATATCAATTTTTAAAATATTCTTTTTCATTTTCTGTTCTCCTTTCAAAACGGGAAATCTTGCTTCTCTTTCCAGTTTATTTCCTTGTCTTCCTCTTCTGTGAGCGGCGGCGCAATCTTGTACGGCGGCACAAGATTTCTCATTGTGAACCAGTCGGGATCGAAGAACTCATAGATTTCTATGGTTTCCCCAATTTTAGCCGTGCGGATCTTTTTCAAGATCCTGGCACATGCGTGGAAATATTCTTTCCTGACGGCTTCCCTGCGTGGAAAGTATCTTCCAGGCTGAATGATGATTATTCTATCGTCATCCTTCCACCGCCCGTCTATGACTGCGGACGCTAGCCTTTCTCTTTTTGAGAACCAGCCGCGCTTGAACATGACCGCGAACACGGACGGCGAACCGCCGGAAAGTGTCGCAGCCATATAATTTTTCTCACAAATACGCATAAATTCCGTTGCGTGTTTCCTGCACCATTCACGCCTACTTTCTGTGACCAGCACGGCGGCACCTTCCCTTCCCTGCATTCTCAAGTAAGAGCTTGAAAGCGATGCATGCGAATACGACGTACAACAATTCAAACCAGCCCATGAAATCATCTCCTTTCATTTTAATATAAGTGAAATTAGATGGGAAGGGGCTTTTAAGGATGCCCCTTTAGAACCTTTATTCCAGACCTTCGGGATTGATCCAGATGACAAGTTGCGGTTTTACGTCGAAACCGACGGAATACGTATTGGATTCGTCGGGGCCATGGTCTCCGCCGAAAGACCAGCACGAAAGATCTGTATCAATCCCTAAAACTTCCGCGTTTTCCACCACGTCAGTGCGGAGATTGTTGACGGCGCAGAAGTCGCCTAAGACACCGAAAGCCGCGCAATCAGTCCCCTAGAAGCCTTTACCAGCGGCAAATGAAGCGTGGGTCGAAGCAGCGACCGCTTACCGTAACTGCGAATTTCTTTCCGAGGTTTCTTTCCACGATTGCTCGTGTGCATTCGTCTGCGACGATGTTCCCATCGCGGTCGTACTGATTATTGAGTACCCACTTATCGCGGGCATCTCGGGTGTCGAAGCAGAAGAATTTATATCCGTTGCGACCTGGACCACCGAAAGATTCATAGGATACATAAATCCCGTAAGCATTGTATTCTGCGTAGTAGTGTTTCATTTTGTTTCCTCCTTCTCCGCCGTCTGGCGGAATACATAAAATATGAAGTGGGGTGGGGCTGATAAGCTCAACCCCCTAGAAGCTCTATTCTTCGGCAGCCATACCGAGGGATTCGTAAATCCAATCACGATCGAACCACATTATATCGTTTAATGTGGTTCTATCGATCCCATCCGGGTAGAGCTCATCGATGAGGTCTACAAACTCCTCGCCCTTGCCCTCCTCCTGCAGTCTTTCGGCGGCGTATCTTGCGCCGCTCCATGCGGTTCTATAAATCTCTATCCAGCTCATCTCGTCCGATACTTTAACCATTTTGTACCTTCTTTCCCCGCCGTCGGCGGAACTCCGGCGTTGTGCACAACGCTTGTTTGATGTTGATTACATGATACAACAGTTAAGTGGTGTTGTCAACAGCAAAATTGAGTAAAACGCGAAGTTTATGAAAACTTTATACTTTTGACAACATGAAAACGTTGTGATAATATAGAGAAAATGCCGATAATATCGGAAGAAAGGGGGTGTGAGATATGGACGACAAAGCATTGTATCTGTTTATAAAGTGCAGGCTCCTCGAGAGCAAGACGAGCGAGACAAAGTGCGCGGCAATGATAAACGTTAATCAGCAAAATTTTAATAGACGGCTTCGCGCCGGGACTCTCCGGGCGCTGGAGTTTGTTAACCTGTTAAACGCGCTTGGATATCGTGTTTATGCAGAGCGAGACGGCGAGAGGGTAGATATTAAGTAATACATATATAGGATAGCCCCCGATCTAACGGTCAGGGGCTATTTTGTCCGATAAAATCGGTAAAGTTGGAGGAATTATGCGAATTTATCGAGGGAAAACGTGGTATAATAATAATGTAAAATAGTATGCAGAGGAGCATACAGATAAGTAAGCATCTGGTGATGCGTCGGATGGCGTGTCACTGGGTGCTTTTTGCGTGCAGCCAGTCCCAGGCGGAGCGAGCGGAAGCAGACAGAGGCAGGGCAAGCAAGGGCGCAAGAGCTTGTAAAGCCTCCAGAGCTTCGGAGAGCGGAGAGCAGAAGGAGAGGTGAGAGCATGGCGGCATGTAGATACAAAGCGTGGGAGGCGGAGGATAAGCTCGAGCAGATACGTAAGTGGGTTAAAGACGGATTGTCTGATGCTCAGATAGCGAAGCAGATGGGGATAACGAAGTCACTGCTCAGCAACTGGAGACGGACGCGACCGCGAATCAGGGCAGCGTTAGTGCGGCTCACGCTGATAGACGGAAAGCATGTAGACAAGCATGATATAGCTCCAGGCGGAAAGCGGAAACTCAATAACGTACAAGAGCTGAAAGTAAAGATAGACGGCTGGATAGCTGAGTGTAAGAAGACAGATACACCGATGACAAAGAGCGGACTATGTTTGTGCTTAGATATAAGTAAAGATACATTGAATGCATATTTACATAGTACCGGTGCTGATACTACGGTTTACTCAAAGTCCGAGATTGACGGAGAACTGCACCCTGTTAGCGTTCCCGATTTACTAAAACGCGCGGTATTAGCAATCGAAAACAGCCTGGAACGCCGCATGATTAGCGGTAAGGGCAACGTAGCGGGCATCATCTTTGATCTCAAAAATAATCACGGATATGCTGATAAGAGTGAGGTAAGTACGGTAAATACTAACGTTAAGCAGGTATCGGACGAGGATATAGACAAGCGTATCGCAGAGTTGATGAGCAAATCCGAGGTATTCCGCCGGAGTAGCTAAGATGCTATGAGATGATAGGTCTATGCAGGTTAGTGCATAAAAGTATCATACAAGCACGGCGATCTATCTCAGTTTATGCATAGTCATTCAGTATGGGTAGTATTCCATGCTATCTCCGGCGGATAGGTATATGAGTATGTGGGTAGGCTATGTGGTCATGGGTAGGCAGGCATGGGCATGGGCTTGCGTGGGGCATGGGCGTCCGTGTGGGTGGTAGGAGTCCCATGGCTATGGCAGGGGGAGGGGGCGAGCGGGGTCCCCATACAAAGGAATCTATTAAATGTATACCCCAATCTGGAGCTCTAAAGAATCAAAAGGAGTCCCTACTCCGACCCCATAGAGCCGCATGGTTCATCAGATTTCGCAAAATGCAATTTCCCCAAAAAAAAATAAAAAAATAAAAAAAGAGGTGCGGCTATGCCGAGGTATGTAATAGATGGCGATTGGAATGGGATGGTTTCGCCCGGAAACATAGACCTAGATAGTAGACCTGTAGTGAAGATGCCTAACGGAGAGTACGCAACAGTACGATCTGCTTCATTTACCATGCCTGATGGCTACGAATACTTATTGCCAACAATCACGCAAGACGGGAGGGCTTTATGGTGGGCTCCCGACATTATCAACTACTATCGCAAGACCGGGCAATATCTGGGGAAATTCAAGGATGCCGATTCAGCAGATGCTTATGCACAAGCGTTGCATGAATCACAAGAGCAACAGTACGCCGATTTATGGCAGAGAATGAGTAAATAAGAAGGTGGGGAAAGATATGACCGCAGGTATTAAATTTATCGAAACATACGAACATGACGATTACTGTAGCCAACTTTATGACGCCGTTTCTGAATACGAAGCGCAGGGCTACACGGTAGAGATTAAACCGCAAATAGAAATAGAAGCCGACCATGACGAGTTTAGCGGTAACGTGAAAGAGGCGAAACACCTGTACACCGCGCTTGTAATTGCGAGCGACACGGCACTTGAAATTGCGAGCGACAAGAGAACGAGAGAATGACGGAGGCTTTTATTGTATATGGGGTAACTGTTAGCTTCCTACTGGTTTATACGATGATAAGGTGAAGCGATATGCTGAGCAGGGCAGAGAAGGAAGAGCTTCTCACATTGATGGAGACGAAGGCATGGAAGAGCGACCCATGGTCGTTTATTCATGGAGCTTGTCTCACGATGGACGAAGCCGACGAAGGGAAAGTAAAGAATTTCCCTGACAAAGAATACTTGAAACGAATCTGCTACTTGGCAGAGAACGAGAAAATTCTTTGCATACCAAAATCAAGACGTATGATGATGACTTGGTGCTGCCTTGCTATCTGCTTATGGGAAGCGATGTACAGGGAGAACCAAACCATATTCATACAGTCAAAGAAGTTCGATGACTCCGCCTACTTGATGGGCGAGAGCCGTTTTATGTTCATGTATAATAATCTCCCTCATAACCGGCATCGCTTCCCTAAGTTGGAGAAGAAGATAAGTTCCGAGAAAGGCTATAGCTTTCTTCGGTTCAGCAACGGAACAACCATCTTTGCCGTAGCTGAAGGTGCTGACCAGCTCCGACAATACACCGCATCGCGCGTATACTGCACGGAAATGGCTTTCTGGGACAACGCCGAGGAAACATGGATGGCACTTAGACCAGTCATTCAGGGCGGCGGACGTATTCTTATAGACAGTTCAGCGAACCCCGGCTTCTTCTCAAAGATCGTCAATGAGAACATCAACGGGATTGAAGATGAACAGGCGATAGAGAAGCACGAAGAGATTAAGGGGCTTACAGAGTATCGAAGAAACGGGGCTTACATTGCGAGGGTTCACTACACCGCAGACCCTGACAAGCGAGACCCCGAGTGGATAAAAGAGCAGAAAGAAGGCTCTACTGCCGCAGGGTGGGAGCGAGAGTATGAAATCAACTGGGACGTATCGCTCGAAAAGCCCTATTATCCAGAGTTCAGGTACGACTACCATGTAGCAGGAAGTCCGTTAAGACCAGACAAGCGGAGACCTTTGGAGCTGGGCTTCGACTACGGGCTTACCCCTGCTACCATCATCTGTCAGACGACGGCAAAAGGGCAGATTCTTGTCCTTAGAGAGTGCCAGTCATGGGATGTCGGCATGAGAAACCATGCCAAAGCCCTGAAAGCAGATTTGGCGGCATACTACTATGGGTTCTCGCTGAATTGTGTAGGCGACCCGGCGGGCAATCAGCGTTCACAGGCAGATGAAAAGACCGCCAATCAGATACTTAGAGATGATTTTGGATGGTATGTTCAGCCGGGTGCATTGTCGCAGACAGAGCGTGCGGAAGCCGTGCGGTGGTTCTTAACCAATATGACGAGCGATGGGAAGCCGATGCTTTTGATCGACCCGTCATGCACATGGATTATAAGAGCTTTGACAGGCGGCTACCACAGAAAGAAAGTAGGAGAGAGACTTCTTGATGAACCTGACAAGAACGAATACTCGCATATCATCGACTGCCTTGCTTATGTTTGTGCGAAGATATACGCACAGACGAAGAACCCATGGCAAAAAGCATGGCAAGATGCACGGAAAAAAGGCCGTATCCGTAAATGGGGGAAGATGTAATGGAAGCTAATGCAGTCATGGCACTTGCCCCGAAGGGCGAGGAAGTCAGCTTAAAGACGCTAAAGAAGAAAGAAATCGACAAAATCATGAGGGCGGTCACTGATGGCAAGCAAGCTGCCAACGACTACTACAAGTCCTCGATTGAGCCGAAAATTCTTGAAAGAGAAGAAATCTACAACGCCACCAAAGGTCACTATAGGAAGAAATTCGCACGGCTTTCTGAAATGTCTGACTGGGTATCAAGGGACGTTAAAACCTCCATCGACTGGATCATTCCGCAGGTCATGGAGGTCTTTACAGGTTCAGACAAACCAGTCAGCGTACAGGCTCGCAACATAGATAAGACCGATGCCGCGAAGAAAACAGAGATGCTGATTCAGTATCAGCTCGACACAAAGAACGACTATACCACCTTCTGCAATGATGTTTGGACGGATTCACTAAAACTTAACTACGGTGTTGCCAAGGTTTGGTGGAAGCACGAAGAAGAACATGTGCCGATGCAAATCATGATTAGCCCGATGGACTATGAAATCATGAATCAGCTTTCCAATGCCGCCGCCGCAGGTGACATAGAAGTAACAAAAATCAAGAAGGTGGACGGCGGGTATTACAATGTTGAATACAACGAGATTCGTGTGACCGACAACTACCCTGTAATTGAAAGGGTGCCGCCGTCAGAGTTCCGATTCACGCCTGATGCATCGTCCATAAACGAGTGCAAGTTTGTAGCACACAGAAAGATTGTAAAAGGGGACTACCTGAAACGCAGAGAGCGTGACGGCGTGTATGAAAACGTGGATGAAGCGTTAAAGAACGCAGGGGACACTAAATACACGCAGTACGACACCACGCATAACAGGGGACTTTCTACAAAGAGCTATCAGCTTACAGATGCGGATAATGCGTCCAAGGACGTAGAGCTTTACGAGTGCTATGTAGACGTAGACTACAATGATGACGGGATTTACGAAAAACTCATCGTTCACACTGTGGGCGACAGTGAAGTGCCGCTCAAAATACAGACGAATAACTTCAAAAGAGTGCCGTTCTTCGTAAACTGCTCCGAAAGAGACCCTCAGGTCATCTTTAACGAGAAATCAGGGTTTGCCGATGTTGTAGAACAGCAACAGGACTTAAAGACGGCGGTCATCCGTCAGATGATAATCAACATCGCAAGGTGCAACAGTCCTCAAATGGCATTTGACCAAGCGAACGTAGACGTAGAAGCTCTTCTTGATAATGAAGATTTAGTTCCTACCAACGGGATGCCGGGAAACCTCATCTATCCGATTTCTACGCCGCCGATGAGTTCGGCAACAATGAGCCTTGTAGACTACGCACAGAATGAGATTGAATCACAGACGGGTTCAACACGGTACAATCAGGGGCTTGATTCTGAATCCTTGAACAAGACTGCAACAGGCATCACGAGCATCATGGGACAGGCAGAAAAGCGGCAGAAGAATATGGCACGCCTGTCTGCCGAAAACTTCTTCAAGCCTATATTCCGCTTCTTGATTCAGCTCAATCAGCAGTTCGGCGATTCCGAGCAGATGATTAGAGTAGGAGACAAGAACATATCTATCTCCAGCGCAGACGTAAACGTGGACTACGACCTTGTGCTTAACGTGGCGCAGGGAGCAGGGACGAAAGAAGCGCGTATCAACTACCTGATGGTACTCATCAATCAGATATATCCAGTATTTGCACAGCAGGGAATTGTTGATGAAAACAGTTGGTATGTAGCAGGCAAGACGCTTCTTGAAGAAATGGGACTGACGAACGCCGAAAAGACGCTGATAGACCCCGCAAGCGAACAATTCAAGCAGGCACAGGCACAGAGACAGCAGTCGCAGCTTGCAATGATGCAGGCACAGCAACAGGCGGAGATTGCGGTGAAGAAAGCATTGGTAGATGCGAAAGCTGCCGCCGACATAAGAAAGAGCGGTATCCCGAAGGTATCCGCAGGGCTGAACGATCTGCCGCCTGATGCGATAGCCGAGATATTGAAGAAAATGAACCTTCCTGCAAGTCCTAGAGGAATGGCTCTTAGGAGACCAAATGGATAAGATGACTAGTCGCGAACGAGAAAGACGTTTGCAAGAGATGATAAAGAAGGGGAAAAGCGCGGAGACACTTTCCTCTTTTTTGAAGGAGTTTCAAAAATCAGAGGAACACGCCGCATTATACGCGCTTCTTCACACGGCGAAAGACCCGAACGCCATACGTGCAGACTTGCGTGCGGCGAAGAGATTTACAGATACTATGATTGCAATCATAAACACAGGAAAGATTGCGGAGTCCAAATTGGAGGATAACTAATGCCAGAGAACGAAACGCCGGTAGAATCTACTTCGGCAGAATCTACGCCGGTAGAAACCCACGAAACGCCTGCTGAAGAAAGCCCTCGAATGGGGCTTCGCATTGACGAAAGAACAGGCAGGAAGGTTGTAGAGACCATCCCTAGCGGAGTGGAGATAAAAGAGCCGGAGAAAGCCGAACCAGTAGAAGAACAGGCAGAACAAGCTCAACAGCCACAGGTTCAAGAACCGCAGATTCAACAGCCGCAGGTTCAGCAGCCGCAGTTCTATTCGCCCGCCGAGCTTTCCCTTGCTATTCAGATGGGACAGGTGGACGAAAGTAAGATACCGCCTGAATATCAGCCGCAGTACCTCGCCATGAAACAGCAGAACGCTCCAAAGCCACCGCCGCAAAAGAGTGAGGCAGAGCTTCGGAACGAGTTCCTTGACGCGGTCAACAAGGCAGCACATGACAAAGCCATGAAAGATGTCGGTATCACCGAGGATGAGCTGTCCATGGGCGAATTTTCCGACAACGATGAAATTCAAACCAAAGTATCTAGGTACAAAGCCGCCCTTGATGTAGCACGGTCTCAAATCATCAGCGGATATAGCGAACAGGTTCGCATTGAGCAGATGAAGGCGCAACAGGAGAACGAGTTCAAGAAGGGCGTAGCGGATTGGATTAACGAGCAGAGAGCGGCAGAACCGAATTTCGATGAAATCGGGTTCTTTATGCAGGAGCATTACAAGACAATGCCATACGAGAAAGCGGCTGCCATCGCTCCTGCTATTCAGAAAGCCATGCAAGGGAAGCTCGACCCGCAGTCTGCCGAAGTAGTGAAAAACTACTATGAAGATTGCAGAAAAGAGTTTTACGCAAAAAAGAACGGCACATCTACTACACCATCCCCACGCTCCCCATCCGTGGAGAGAAAAGGGACAGGGCAGGACGTTGTCAAGCCAATCGACTACGCAGAACAGCTTAGAGCCGCACCAGTGAGAGATAAATCTAAGATCGTAGAAGCATGGCTTAGCTCCATGAAGCGATAAACACACTTTTGTGTTTATATATATTCAGTTCCTGTAATTACCACCAAGGAGGAAAATAATGCCACAGGACGTAACAAGAAAGCTGGGGCCATCTAGTTCCCAGAGCGTAACCTATGAATCCGTAGGTCAAGCGGAAGATTATTCCCCGATACTCTATAATATCGACCCGACCTCGACACAGATTCTTTCCCGACTTCCAGAGGGCAAGGAAGTCACCGCCACTGATACCATGTGGATGACAAAACGCCTTGAACCGCCGAGTGAAAACGCCCACCTCGAATACGAAGAATACAAGTATCACAAAGTAGGTTCTATTGAAGGGCTGAAAAACTACGTTCAGTTCTTCCAGAACACCGGTCTCATTTCTGACGTACAGCGTAAGGTCAAGAAAATTTACAATGTACCGCAGGGCGATGCCATGAGCGAAGCCAAGACCGATGCGTTTACCAAGCAGGCACTTGATATTGAATACGCACTTATCACCAATGACAAGGCTCGCATGGGAAGCGAAACCGTAGCCCCTCTCATGGGCGGTGTTCCGTACTTCATGGATCTCGATACCCTTGATGTAACCGCAACCGCAGAAACAGGCGTATTCACCACCACCAAAGAACATAACCTCAAGACCGGCGATTTTGTTTACTTCATCGGTAAGAAAATGCCTGCCGGCATGAAAGCGGGTGCCGTTTACTACGTAAGACTTGATACTACCAACCCGAAAACCGCGTTTACCATTTACGACAAGATTCAGGATGCTGTACGTGGCGATACCTCTGCGACTACGCAGGTAAAGCCGACCGACGCAGGCACCGAAGTCAAGATTGTTAAATCCAACGTCAAGTCTCTCGGTGGAGCTACACAGTACACCCTCGATGACATTGACGATGTAATGGCAATGGCGGCAAACCGCGGCGGAAAACCAACCGATGCCTACATGTCTATGGAAAATAAACGCCGCTTCTCCAAACTCGTTTCAGCGATGGCAACCACGCAGCGTCAGCCGAAAACCCGTTACGGTTCGGAAGTCGCAGATACTTACGAAACCGACGGCGGCGTAGTCACTGCACACTCTCACCGCATGTACAACTCCGATCGTATCGATATTTACGATTTCGACTACTGGGAACTCCGTTATTTTGAAAAGCCGCATGAAGTCGGCGGATTGGACAAGACCGGCACCTATGATAAATTCGTACTGGAAACCAAACTGACACTCCAGGCATCTCAACCGAAAGCGTCGGCGTCTATCATCGGCATCAAGAGATAAAAGCAATATGTTTTAGTTAAAGTGAAGGGAATGACTTAGCGTTATTCCCTTCTTTTTTATTTATGGGGTACTGAAATGATTACCAAGCAGGAAATACGGCTGGAAGATGATGGGACTTGCTACCTTAGAAATACGGTAGATCTGTCAGGGGCTATCGCCCAAGCCAAGGAATATGATGAGATGGGCATGGGGAATGGCAAGAACGGCTACATGCTAGGTGTCATTCCAGAAGAGATGTATCAATTCGACCCGTGGCTTAAAGAAGCTATGGCAAGGAAGAGAGAAGGAGACATGGCAGGGTATACCACCTACATGCTGAAATTCTTCAAGGTTCATCAGGCACTTGCCGTAAACCATAAGAAATGCATGTGGCATGGGTACGCCGTGCCTCTTATTACAAAGGATTCAGCAAGTCAAAGGAAGCCCGATGCGCTGAATCAGCTTTTGGAGACAGTATGATAAACGTCAAAGACATTATTCAGTCCGTGCGCTTCAAGCAGAAAGACAATAATGAGGTCAGGTTCTCCGATTACGACATTATCCAGTCTCTCAATGAAGCTGTGCGCTATATAAACAGAACCTTTGCGCTAAAGAATAGTGATTTCCTTGAAAAGGAGGTAGAGTACCGCCTTGATGAAATCAACGCAAAGATTGACGAGGAGAATGAGACGGCGGAGGAGAAGAAACCGCATATCGAATACGTTGATGGATTCGATTTGCCGGAAGATCTGCTCTCTATTGTTTCCATCGTCACCATCAGATTCAGATACCCTCTCCACCCCTGCCCTGCGCAGAAGAAACCATGTCACCACGAGTTCAAAGTGCTGAATGGGAAGCTCTATGTGCTTGAGGACGTAGCCCTTCTATACCGATATTCCGTCAAGGCGGTCAAGGCAGACGATGTATTGGGGCTTCCCGATATATTCTTAGACCTTATAGTCAAACTGACGGGCATGATACTGAATCAGAATCCGCAGGAAGATATTATGGCAGAAGCCAACAAGACACTCGCTGAAGAGCTTATTCCTGTAAGACGATATGCTAACAGGCGAGTGTTCCCGATATGGAGGGTATGATGAAGGTAAAAGACGCTATAGCACGGCTTAAATCTGCCACTCACGACATATCTGACGAATACTCTACCGAAGCCTGCCTTGAGTTTATAAACACAGCCATTCAGCAGGTGGCAAGTCTTTTAATAACCGCCAAATGGCCCGTTCTTGCCAAGGAAACCATTATCAGGGACGGAGACAACCTTCCCCATAACTACATGGGCGCGTGCGGCACATATCCTATCCGCATGACAAGCAACGTGGCAACCATCACAGACGGAAGCGACAGCGTGCGGTTTAGGTATTTTGCCACGCCCGATCTTGTTGGAGTAGATGATGATTTGCCGTTTGACCACGAAGCAATCAACGCGGTAATACTTCGTAGTGCGATACTTCTTGCCTTGAACGAAAATGAGTATGATGTGACGCAGGATAGCAACATCATCAATACGCTCGAGCAGGCTATCAGCACGGGAATGTCATGAGTGAAAAAGAGAAAGTCTACATAGAAGCCCCTGACCTTCCCAACGTAGTACAGGGGGATGGGCGATACCTGATGACGCAGCTTAGACGGTATCTTGCCGCAATAGCTGAACAGGTAAATCTTGCCAACGGGTTTACGGCTAATGAAGAAATCGGAAGTTCGGGAATCGCTCCGCCGCCAAACTTTACGCTTACATTTTCTGTAGAGGGCGGCGTGTTCAAGTGGAGCGACCCAACGTACTACAATAAACTTGCCTATTATGAAGTGCGGACAAATACCGCAGTCGGCACTTTGGCAGGACTTCTCGAAAGAACGACCAATAACTACTCTTATAAGATGCCTGTATCTGCCGTAGGCACGGCATATCTTTATGCAGTCTTGCAAGACGGAACGGCGTCTAACGGCTCGGCATTGCAGTATAGCAAGAAACGCCCTGAAAAACCGCAAGACATAAACATGTCAAAGAACGCGCAAGGGACGCTGATAAACTTCACCTTTATCCCTCTGGACTGTATCGGAGCACACATATATGTGAACGGAATCATGTATGAGACACAGGATAACTGGATGCTCTACACGGAAGATGCTGACCAAATTAGCGAGATAGCAGTTGCTTACTACGATAGTTTCGGAGAGGGCGAGAAAAACTATCTTTATTGCAAAATACCGCAAGTCCAAGACTTTATCGTGGAAAGAAACGGCGCAGTCCTTGATTTCTACTGGAGAAGCGTGGGCGTTCAGGGCGCAGGGTATGTCGTCCGCGCTTCAACCACGCCCTTATGGGAGAACGGGCTTGAAATCTTTAAGACGGAGCTTTTGAAGAAGAAAATGGAATACCCTAACACAGGGGATGTTTATTTCTTAATCAAGGCATACGACGAACATGGAAACTTCTCTCAAAAGGCATCGTGGTTTCTTTTGAAAACTGTGCAAGACCAACAGAAGAATGTCATAGTCGATTTTGATGAGCATCAGACTATGTATACGGGCAACAAGTTCGGCACTTACTACGATGCAGTAGCGCACGGGCTTAGGCTCTCGGAGGGGGTATTCAAGGGTGAGTACATCTCTGCCGGACACTTGCCGTATACTGCAAGGGCTAGAAGCTGGTCGGATTACAAAATAGAGGGCGTCTCCAATACGGATATTGCGATTTCCGATCTTGACTTTTCAACGCTTGATGGCCGTGCAAAGACCATCAACATGGTAGGCGGCACGGTGGCAGACCTTGACGGCGTTGAGGTTAAAACTTATATCGCAGACAAGAACGCAGACAAGACGGCATTCATTGAAGCACCGCTCGATGAGGACTTGCAGACAATGGCAGGAGAAGAACCAACGGAACATATTCATTGCGATGTGTTTGATTATGCTAGATGGAGCAAAGGGCTAAAACAGGATGAGCTGACGCGTCTTGCATACAATCTGCCTGTAGGAGTTTCCACGTTCTCGCTTACGTTTAATATAAAAATCATGGATTCGCTTGAACCGTCTGCTATTGCTTCTATAGGAGGGGAAAATGGGGCTCTTTATCTTCGTTATGATGATGGGCTTGTTCTTGTCGGAAGTGATGGACTATCCCAAAAACTCCCACTAAACCCAAGCACAATGGATATAATCGCTATCGGGGTTTCGCAGTCGGATACGGAGCGCACCCTGTATGCACTTAATAATAATGCGTTTTTTCAGGGAACGGCGCAATACAAAACCATTAAAGCTCCGCCGATCGGAATCATGACGGCGGTTCGTTTCAACAGTTGAGGTAAACATGCAGAAAGAAAATTTTAGCGTACATGGCGCAGTGACGCTTGTACTTCAAGGAAAGGACGGCGCATGCATTGCGTACCGCCACAATAATATGGTGCTGGACGGAGGCATTGATTTTTTGTGCAATGCCTTTGGCGCAGGTTCAACCAGACCTGACGCCATGAGCCATATTGCCGTCGGCACCGGAACGACTGCGGTCGCCGCAGGAGACACCGAACTCGCTACCGAGCTTCTTAGAAAGGCGGCGTCTTATTCCCACTCCGCAGGAACAACAAAGCTCATGGTGCAGACTACATTTAATGCAGGAGAAGCAACAGGTCCAATCACAGAAGCAGGCATCTGCAACGCTTCAAGCGGCGGCATCTTCTTTGACCGTGTAACATTCCCCGTAATTAACAAAGGAGCAAGCGACGTTCTCACCGTTACTTTTGAAATAACGCTGACCCGTGCTTGATATAAAAACTTACCGGCATTCGTTCTTTCTTGACGATACAAGCAAAATCTACATAGACGGTGCGGCAGATACGATAGATCACTTCGGATTCAACGATGTCTATGTCAAAGGTGGCGAAGAGCTAACCATTTCCAGAGCAGACAGAGAGGCCGCTCAATATTACAAGTCTTTCACTGGCTCTATCTCCGTATCTGCAAAAGACGGGCGAGCAATGTTTCTTCCAAAATACGAAATCATACGCGCATCGGAATTTGTTTGGAAAAAATGCGAAGCTGTCAAAAAAGAGACGCTCTTAAATGCCCTTCTCATGCGTTCGCAGATTTCTTTTGATAGATTTATCAAAGAGCACCTGCAAGCGATAGAAATGCCGTTTAAACGCATCTATAAGCCATTCGCGGAAAATGCCGCCTTAAAAGACACAGAAAAGACAAATATCGTCAAAAATAATCAAGACACGCTAGCGTTAGAAGAGAGTTTCTCAAGATCGGCGAGGTTTGGGCGCAAATTTAACGAGCCGATGACCGTGGCAGAAGCTCATGGACGGCTTGTGGATTTGTTCAAGAGAGAAAATGAAATCAGCATCCGTTCAATCAGAATCAGGCAGACGCCTTGCGGCGTGCTTTCGGATATTGTCGTGAACGATCATGCCATAACGCTCGATGAATTTAACCGCCTTGCGAATAAGGCATCGGGATACAACACCTTTAGCGAGTTTAAGGTTGGCGAATACGAATACAAAGATGCGCTATACAGACTTGCCATAAGAAAGAAGAACGCCGTGTCCAACCCGCTTGTGTATGATTATGCAATTCATGTAGACATAGACGATGTAAAGGACAGAGGGTCAGCAGACATCCCTGCCGAAGAGACGAAAGTGTACTTCAATCGAACCTATTACACAACGCCTGACGTGGTTGTCATCGTGTGTGGAGGAGCAGAAGGGAACGCGGTCATCCCGAGCATCACAGAGCAGGGAGAGGACGATAGAGGGAAATATTTCAAAATCATTCTAAAAGACGCGACAGGGAAAGTTGTCGCGGGGAGAATTTCTTGGAATAGCAATGGATACTAAAGTGATAGACAACGAAACTATTTTTATCATATCGGGGATACTTGGGATATGGACGTGGCTATTCAAGGCATTTGTCATTGAATCCCTGCAAAAGTCCATAGACAATCTGGCGGATACCATAGCCGACACGACTGACAAAGTCCACTACCTCGATACAACGGTTCAAAAGCATGGCGTGGTTATTGAAGATATAAATCACCGCGTAGAGAAGCTCGAACATGAAAGCCATAACTGAACTGCTGGAAAAAACCATGGACAAACTGAAAGGCAGGAAATTTGACAATTCCGTCATGAAGGTCGTTATATTCTACCTGCTTTTCGTTGTTCTGCTTCTGTTCACGTGGTATGGGGCGTGGATGTATGCATTTTACAAGACAGGAGCATCCGACTTGGATGCACTGTCAAAATTCATAGTTATTGTTTTGGGTGCTACAGGGTTCTTCGGGTTCATTATGGCGTGCTTTGTCGATAAGAACCATAATGGAATCCCAGACCAGTTTGAACAGCCAAAGAAAGGACCAGTGCAAGATGAAAAGCATAATCGACATTTCTGACTATTCGGAAAACCTCAACTGGAACGCCATCTCACAAAAAGAGGATGGCGTTATCATAAAGATTTCAGAAGGGCGATCCATCGCCGAATTATTCTTGGAACACGTAAGAGATGTCATTTCAGCGGAGATGGAATGGGGCGTGTATTGCTTGTCTCACGCAGAAACCACGGAAAGGGCAGAAGAAGAAGCTCGCAAGGTTATGTCTGTATTAGACGAGATTGGCATGCCACCGCTTCACATATGGTTTGATATCGAACCATTCATGGCAGAGAGGGTTGATGCCGATGACCTGACCGCCATAGCAAGCGCATTTGTCAGCGAGTGCAACGCGAACGGCTATGAGTGCGGCATCTATGGAAACTATTCCTCACTGAACAAGCTCCGAACAGACTTGTTGGGAGACTATATTCCCTATTGGTCGGCAGAACCGGGAAGCTCGCAGTGCGACTTCAAAGAGGAACATCCAGAGCTTACCGTAAAGGCATGGCAGTATGAGTTTGATAACACAGAATACGGCGGCGTCGCTGACAAGAATGTGTGGTGGGATGAATAAATGCAGAAATTCTCCGACTTTTCTGAAAACGAACATCTCAATGTTGGCATCCCCAAGATGTACGACGATATTGTCACGGCACTTAGCAGCTCTAGCGGTAATGCGTTCCCAACCGCCAACCTGCAAGTCGGCATGGTGTGCTATAGAACGGATTTGAAGCAAGGATACCGGCTCTCTTCATTGGCTAATGGAGAACCAACATGGACGCTTTGCGAAGATTCCAATATCCCCTTCAATAACGGATATTTTGACGGGAACGGCGATGAAATAACAAAAACTTACTTAAAGTTGAAAGACAGGCTTTTTGCCGTTGATTCAGACGGCGATATCGTATTGAGGTGAAACCATGCAAGACTACACACCACTTGGAAGCACCGCCACCACTACGGTGAAAGACGGCATACTGAACCATGAAAAGAACATCAATGCGCTTAGATCTACATATAGCGGCACCTCCTTCCCTACGGAAAACCTTGTCGCAGGGATGAAATGCTATCGCACAGACCTTGGAAAAACATATACGTATAATGGGGAAACGTGGGATGATTCAGTCAACACTGCTTCACTCACTGTTTCAGGGGAAACCAGTGTACCGACACCATCAATAGAAAACAATTCAAAAACCATCGCTAACACTGAATTTGTTCATGGCGTGGTAAGTGATTTAGTCAACGGCGCACCGACTGCATTAGACACGTTACAAGAACTAGCAACAGCACTCGGAAATGACCCTAACTTTTCGACCACCATCTTGAACAAGATAGGCGAGAAAGAAAGCAAGACAGACGCACAAATAGAACACAAGAGATTACAGGATGCAATTCCTACGGATTACGTCCAGTCCGTCACAGAATTAAACGGCAAAGTAACTGTCACAAAAGGTGGCGGTGAGAGTACGACATTTAACGCAGGACTTAACATCCTTGCTCGTAACAAAGAATATTCCGTGGGTGACATTGCATATTCACCTAACCTACCTTCTTACCTGTACCTTGAATGCACAACGGCAGGGACGACAGGGGAAACAGAACCTGATATGTCAACCTTATCGGGGGGGTAATAGTTGATGATGGTACGGCTCAGTTTAGCGTGGAAACGGTGTGTGCGAAGGAATATGTAGATGCAGTAAATACAACTGTTCATGAGATGAAAGAAAAGTATATATTCCGATTTGAGACGTTCCCTAAAGCACAGATAACAAGAGGAGAAGGATTAATATCAAATGCTGTTATCGTTCATAGTCCTGTACCACAAGGTTATGAACGAATGATGGTAACAGCATATTGTAATGGTAGCCCAACCTCCTTCCTGCCTGACTTAAGTATTGATTTTAGAAAAACAGAAGAAAACATGCATTTATGGATGCAGGGCATATATGAACCAAATATAGAAGTAGTATGGGACAGCATAATACAGCTAGGGGTTTTCACAATATTTGTAAAAAAGGAATGATAACATGAAAACAATAACAGATGGTTCAGCAGTCTTTGCAGTTATAGACAAGCGGATGCAAGCAATGATTGATATGTTCTACCCTATTGGTTCTGTATATATTTCTGCTGATAAGAGCAAAACAAAAGCAGACTTCCCTTTTATGCAATATGGTACATGGGAAGAAGTGCCAGCGAACCTTTGC